TTATCCTGTTGTTTAAAGAATGCATCAGACATATAGGTTGGCACACAGGCAAAACGCTGCATAGCATCACCGAGGTCTGTATAGAATGCCAACTTAAAGTCATCAATCTTACGAGTGGGGTTAACTACCCATGTAGGTCGCTTGATTGCAAACATACCTGGAAACTTGTAACTAATAATATTATCTTCGTCCCACTCAATTTCTAGTGAGTTTCCTTCTGCATCTTCTGGCAGTTCTGGATTCATAATAAACTTATGAGTCTTGTGGATTGTTTCTTTCTCTGCGATTACTGCATCATAACGTTGAGAGATAAAGTCGCCAGGATAACGAGGGAATGACAGTAGGGCAACCTTGCCTAAGTCTGGGAAGCGAGAGTCTACAGAAGCACGGAAGGCTTTATAGATGTTGTCTGCAGTCTTACCCTGTTCGTTACCTGTTCCTACTTCTTGGGCAAAACCAGAAATCTCGTCAAGAACTGCGAGGATAAGGTTTAGACCTTCGTGAGACTCACGCTCTGAGTGACCAGAGTAAACCGTTACAGCGTGGTCAAACTCAATGCTGTCTGCCTTTGCGTAGAACTTGCCAGCAAACCAGGGTGACTTTTCAATCTTGGTCTTAAAGCCTTTAAAGAAAACGTTCTTAGCCTGTTGTGCGTTAATGGCAATGTTAATGATATCGATAGCATCTCCAGATGGCTTACCGAAATAGCGAGCAGGGTCTTTAAGACAAAGTAGTTTATAAACGATATAGCAACAGGCTACTGTAGATACGAAGTCCTTGCCAGAACCTTTGCCCAGTTGTAGGATAACTTCATTCTTAGTATACTTATTGTAGTATCTGCGACCCTCTACGTCCCCCAGGATTTCAATAACGTCTTCAAGTTTGTAGATTTGACTCATAGCCTCTACAATGTCGTACTGAATGTCGGACAATGGTGGTTGATTTAGATAGGCTTCGCCTTCAACAAATGTCTTGGCATCTACTGGCATCTCTGCAAAGTTATTATCTTTAAGAACTTCAAAGAACTCATTGAACATTGACAATTGTAATTACCTCTTGCTCTTTTGATACCTGCGAGAGCCTACGCATAATTTCATCTCGTACCTGTGGGTACTCACTAGCAATATCCCTAAGAATACCTACAAGGATATCCTGCTTGCGTTCAATCTCTAGCATTTCTTCTGCGAGTTCTTTGTTTTCAAGCAGACCAGCCTTCTGCAGCATGTCAATGCGTTTGGATTCTAGGTCCATGACCAATTTAATACCTGCGGTCTTAGCGGTCAGATTGGCTGTGGTAGTTGCATCGTCAATAACCTCATATGCTTTTTGAATTAGTTTAGAATAGTGCGTGTCAGCACCAACTAGGGCTTCTTTGGCACGAGCACGAATGGCAGCATTGTCAGAAGCCATTACACGCCACTGGTTAATGTGTGCTACAACTTTCTGGCGTGGCAGAGCAAGTTCTTTAGAGATTTGGGTAGGCTCTTCTCCCTGGAGATACTTCTCCACAACCTTGTTCATCTCGTCAAGGTGTTCTACCGTTAAGTCTTCAATCGACACTCTTCTTACGCTTTCCCCTGCGAGCAGGAATTCTCTTTACTCTTTCAATTGCAAATGATGAGAACTGTCCGACACTGCCTTTTTGCATTTCGAAACAGTCCACCCATGTTGCTCCAGTCTCAGTATTTGTAACAACACTATCAAACTTGAACTTTCGTCCATGCTCATCCTGTATCTTAATTATATCACCCTTGACTATTGTGAATGTGCCAATCTGTAGTTCATATACACGAGAGAATTTAGTTGGTGCTGGCTTTGATTTTTTGCGAGCAATCATTAGTTAGGAAGCACCATCTTCTCGTCTACCGAAAATACTAGGGCTACCTGTTCTCCAGGGTTCACTTTGAGGTCAGCAATGCCCTTGTCAGCATAGGTCCAGTCTTTTTCTGGTGTACGAATTAGCAATGCCCAGTAAGCAAACTCTGCTGGCATATCGGTACACTTCTCAACATATGAGTCTTGGTCTTTACTGACAATTGGGTGCTTTGCATCTGGCAAGCCATTCACACGACATACAATCTGCAGACCATACTTGTCTGTTCCAGCGATAGAGTATCCTGCAAGGTTAAATGCAGTCATTGCTTCGATAGCGGAACCTGCAGAAATACAGGTCTGTGTCTTCTCACTCTTAAGTGATTGGAAGTCAACAATAACCGTTACACAGTTACTTGGGTCTACTACAACCTGCTGTGTAGAACATCCTGAAGTGGCTAGAGCCAAACCAAGGGCTAGTGCTAGTGCTGTCTTTTTCATCTTTTTGATTTCCTTAATCCGAACTTGGCTAGGTAGACATAGATTGTTTCTACGCTAGTACCGCATTCCTTTGCTATATCTTGTGGCGTTTTCTTATCCATGTGGTAACGCTTTTTTAACCACGCTTCATTAGTATACAGTTTATTCGCCATTTTGTCAATACCCAAATGCCTTATCCCAATTTTGCAAAGCCCAGTGACCAATTGCACAAGCATCTGCTACGTCGTCGTCTGTTAGTTGTTTATCATAATTAATATTGATAAAATTAATAGTTCTTTGTTTGCGAATATTTCGTTCCTCATTTTTGAACCATGAAACTGACTTACCAGGATTTTTCTTTTGAATCTCTAACTTTTCTTCTTTAGTTAGTTTCTTATTACCGATAAAATTCTGCCAGGTCATTGGTGAGACTGAGCCAATCTTCTTTACCCCAGACATTGAAGCAGCCCCAAGAAGTGCTCCCTGGACCATAGCCAGTTGTGCAGCAGTCTTAGGGCTGTTCATAAACACTGTGTGTTCAATAATGATTGCTTCAAAATCAAAGTTGTCAAAGAATGATTTGGTTTTTCTTGCTGCATCCATTACCTTATCGTAGGTAGTTAGTCCAGCAAAATTTATTTTGCCACAGGCAATAATCTTTTTATCCTCAAAGATGGCGAAGGCTAGACTGTTTGTACTAGCATCTATTGCACAAAACTGTTTTGGCTTTTTAATCAAATTCAATTTTGCCATTTGCAATTCCCTTAATCTCTTTTAAAATTTGGTTAATTTCATCTGGATTAGATTCGCATTCAAGGCAGATGTTACCATCATTATAAATAGATAGTTGTTTGCCACATGCTTTGCATGGTCTTACCTTGCCCTGGCGTTTCCTAATCTTATCTTTGATATACTTTTCAGCAATCTTTTCCCTAGTTGCTAGTTCACGACATTCTGCAGAACAGTATATCTGATAGGATAGTTTGGTTTCGAATGGGTGGTCACACCACTCACAGTGTTTGCTTTTCATCTAAAGGCTCCAGAGAATTAATTTTTATCACTCCAGAACCAGCAGATGCACAGGCAGCCTGAATAGGACATGTCTTGCAAATCTTTGAATTGCTACGATAGTTCTTCTCTGGCAGGGTCTTGTCTTCCCATGCCTTGCGAACAGTACGCATCCATTCAAAAGTGTTCTCTACCCACTCATACATATACTGATTTAGTTCAACAGGGAAAATCAACAGTTCGTGGTTGTTTTTGTTTTCATAAATCAGAATTGCTTTATTCTTGTTAAGAATTTTCATGTAGATAAGCAACTGAACCATGTGACCCAGTTTAGGCTTACCTGCAGTTTTACGATACTCAAATCCCTCATTAGGCATTGTCTTGATTTCACCAAGCAATTCCTTGTCTTCCCAGTTAAGCATCACGTCACCGTATCCGAAGATAGGTGGGTCATTGTAAGTCACCTTGAATTCTGAGTCAGCAAGCAGACCTGGGACATTGCCCATTGCTTCCTGAATACGTTCGTGTGACTTTGTACCAGCAGTCATGTTTGCACCGCCATAGGCATCTGCATTGTCTACAAAGTTTGCACCCTCAAAGGCTAGATACCAATAGCGAGGACATTCTCCATGAGAGAATGCAATCGTGCTTGGTGCAAATGTTTTCTTCTGCTGAAATTTATCTACACGATTGATTGTATAACCAGAGTTAATCTTTTCAATCAGTGCATCTTTGTCAATGAATGATGGCTTCGAATTTGGATTCGAATCAATCTTCTTGAGCATTACTTGTTGCAATAGGTTTTTAGCCATGATAAGTTAGCGAGTAATATATTTAAGAGCCGATACGAGGTTATTGATTGCCTCAGCAGCGGTGTAGTAAATATTCTTCTTCGCTCTATCTCCTTTATCTACGTTAGTTAGCCATGTGGCTTTGAAAGACATTTTCGCAGCAATTGCTTGCAAACGAACAATCTCTACTTGTGCAACATTGAGTGGAATATCTGGCTTTAGAATTACCTTTGCAATAAAGGTGAGTGCTGTAGTCAGTTCTTCATCATTCATAAAGTCAGCAATCTCTGTAAGACCGTTGACTTGCTCTAGTGTTGTTTGTTGCTGTTCCATTTGTATCCTTAATGTTGTACTTCTATTATACACTATCTGGTGGTAGTTGGTCAAGTATCATTTCTAACAGGCTGAACTCAACAACAGCGAGGCGAGTCTTAATGCCTGAATCCCCGATAACCACAATGATGATAGGGTCATTACCATTACGGAGAGCGTCAGTGCTTGCCTTAGCCCAAACCTCTTTGTTAATTGTAAAAGACTTGCCAACCTCTTTGAAATCGGCTGTAAAATTTCTCCAAGTGGCATCACCCTTGTGGGTGTTCCTACCAGAGTTTTTGTGCTGTTTAGCATTGATACGCTTTGACTCATTACGTTCACTCATAATCCTTCCTAGATTTCTTTGTATTTAAGTTTACCACACTTACATGCTTCTCAGGGCACATCCATGTGAGTTGCTTGTCTTCCGCATACAGGCGGAGGGTTTTAACCTCCACCTTGCATGTGTGACACGGAAAACTACCAGGATAGATAGTGTACTTACCCATTAGTGACCTTAGCCTTAATCTCGTCCTGTAGGTCTAGGTCTTCACGTACTCGTGCTACGAACTTATCCCTACCCTGCAACTTAGTGCCATCAGGAAGGATATACCAGGCTCCTGTACGTTCTACAATGCCCATCATTTCCGCAGTGTCAACCAAATCACCAATGGAATCAACGCCAACATCGCCCCTAAAGTAGAAATCATATTCTCCAGATTGGAAGGCTGGCGATGTCTTGCTGAACTGAACTTCCCAACGAACCTTTCTTCCAATCTTCTCTTCGATAAGTTTATCGCCAACTGGAATCTTTCCCTTAATAGCCTGATTGTCGGATTCCGACGAGAAAAGTTTAATAACCGTTGATGAATAAAACTTAGTCGCTTGACCACCTGTTGGCTGTTGAGACGTGTACATTGCAGAAATGTTGTTACGGCTCTGGCTGATAAGGACAAATAGCGTAGGCTTAACTTTGTTATTTGCATAGTTAAGCATCTTCCACGCATTACTAAAGTCCCTAGACTCTGCTCCAATTTGCTTAGTGTTTTCAAGTTGCTTGAGTTCATCTGAATCTTTCTCAAAATAAATAGCAGGTAGTAGTGATGTAATTGAGTCTACCACAATCAGGTCTACACCAGCATTCATTAGGTTGGTTCCAACATCTACCATCTCGTTAATTGTACGAGCCTGTGATACGATTAGTTGGTCTGTGTCTACCCCAAGAGCCTTAGCCCAGTCTTCTGAGTATGACATTTCGGCATCAATCCAAGCACATAATTTTCCCTGTTCCTGTGCTAGTGCAATCATCTGCAGACAAAGCGAAGACTTTGCAGACGACTTGCTTCCCCAAATCAATACCTGACGACCATATGGTAATCCACCATTCAATGCTCGGTTGAGTCCAAAACTAGGTGTAGGTTGGTACTCAGTTTTGAATCCTGCACCATTAGACAAACGCTTACGAATGCGTGGGTCTAGTTGTGCCATTGCTTCTTCAAGAGTTGTCATTACTTGATTGCCCCCAACTTATCTGGCTTGTAACCAGACCAAGTTTCTGTATCTGTAACTACAATCGGTGCAGCCTTGAAACCCTGGTTAACAAACTCAACCAACTTCTCATAGTTTTCGTCTGACTGTAGATTTTCTACTGTGTACTCAATGCCTTCCTTGTCCAAGAACTTCTTGGTCATTTCACACTGAACACAGTTTGGATTTGTATATACTATTACTGCCATTAGAATCTTACTCCATGCTTCTCTGGGCGTGTCTTGTTGAACCCAGTCTTATTTTCTAGTGCGTAGTCTAGTGACACGGTTGTGTACCCCTGCCCTACCAGACCAGCGTATAGGTCAAGTGTGCGAATTAGAATATCTGCAAACTCTGCAGCAATCTCGTCTTCGCCCTTGTCTTTGCGGATTGCTTCCATAACCTCAGTTACTTCTGAAACAATCATCATTAGTTGTTTAGTTACGAATATATCTACCTGTTCTGCAGTAGCATCATCAATAACTTTCCAGAAACCCTTTTTAACTGCGGTCTCATGCAGTTCCATTGCTAGTTCATCAAACATTGAACACGTCCTCCATAATTGTTGTTCCGTCTTTAGTTTTACCCAAAGAGAATTTGTAAACGTTACCCTCGTCAATCTTCATGTAAGCCTTTGAGAAGGCTGTAGGAAAGACTGTAACGCTGTGTAGGTCACGGCTGGCATCAGCCAGGACCAGTGAAGCCATCTTCTTACCTGCTTTGGTAACTCGTGGCTTGAATGATACTACATACAGTTCATCATCCTTGTATGGCAACTGGCGGAAATTAAGAATCTTAATTAGTGCCGAAGTGTTACCCTTAATCTCGTCTGCTGGAATAGCGGTGACGATACGGTTATCGCTTGCAAGGATAATGTATGTTCTACCTGCTTCGATTGTAGTCTGTTCATCATCAAAGATGCCAGTGCTACCAGTCTTGTCTAGTAGTTCTACTCGTGACCATCCCTTGCCACGCTTGATACCCTTGACCATTCCCATAAGAACGTAAGCACCCTTTTCTTCGTACTCTTCTACATCATTAATGAATGCGTGGTAGTGCGAAGGCACAGACATGTTGAACTCTGGAAGGTTGAGATACTCATACAAGTTCTCCTTAACTTCTTCGTCATTGCGTGGGTTGTCTGGAAATGTTGCTGCACCAATCACCTTGAGTGCTTGCAAGGCACGAGAGTTTACTCCGTTACCCTTACCAAAGGTGAACTCTTCCAATTCCTTGTATGAGTTGAATGGACGAGCAGCCATGTACTTGCTGGCAATGTTATCACTAATAAACTTAATAGATGACAGACCAAATCGAATACCCTTGCCTTCAATCTTGAAGTCAATGTCGGAGTCGTTGATGTGTGGCAACTTGACAGGAATGCCCATACGCTTTGCTTCAATCAGATACTCTGTACGAGCATCCTTATCGCTCTCGTTCTTGAGCAATGAATACATAAACTCAATTGGGTAGTAGTACTTTAGCCATGCAGTCCAGTAAGAAACGGTTGAGTAAGCCACAGCGTGAGACTTGTTGAATGAGTATCCAGCGTGAGCCTCAAAGTCTGTCCAGAGTTCTTCTGCGACTTCTGGACGTAGGTGCTGTGAAGCACCCTTTACGAAGCGGTCTTTAAATACGTCGAATTCACGAGCATCCTTCTTCTTACCAATAATCTTACGAACCTTGTCAGCCTCAGCCATTGTCATACCGCCAAGTTCTGTACAGGCTTGCATGACCTGTTCCTGATACAGAATGCATCCGTAGGTATCTTGTGTGAATGGCTTCATCAACTGGTGGTGGTAAGAGATGTTTTGCTTACCGTGCTTACGAGCAATGTAGTCTTTACCAATGGTGTTCATAGCACCTGGGCGAACCAGAGCGTTAGAAGCAGCCAACTCGTTAAAGTTCTTGACACCCATCTTGA